GCCTCCGTGATCCCCTTGTTCCCCATCATCCTATAGCGCTGGTCTCTTGAGAAGAACTGCGGGACGCAGGGGACTACGATCCTGCCCATGTCTTCAAGGAAGCTTTCGATGTTCTTTAATTCCCTACGCCGAGCGGCGTTCATGGAATCCTTGAACTGTTCGATAGTATCTCCACCGGGAAGCTGCTTCTTCTTCCCCATTTGAGACAGGTCCATAGAACCGGACTGCTCCCTAAAGGTTTGAATCAGATATTGCTGGTAAGCCCCTACGTAAGAAGGCAGTGTTGGTGGATCTATGAATCGGACATCGGTGGTGGGATTACCCATGGGGGTGAGCTTCAGCTTGGCCCCTGGGCGGTCGGTAAAGAACTTCTCCCACGAAGTTGAATTCACCGCTCCTTCTCTGGTAACGGCAATGGGTTTAATGGCTTTGTCTACAACGTTTTCAACACCAGCGCCAACCCTATTGATGGATTGATTGAGTGGCTTGAGATTCCTGTATAGGGAAATTCCGCCGCTAGACCAAACCACCGGATTCAAACGGAGCTTTGCAAACGGAAATAGCCCATGCCAGTACGGGCTTGGACCATCGTACATTACCCGATCACCGGCAAAAACCAGGAGCCTCTTCCTTGGGTAGAGGCGCTCTCCAGGGGCTACGCGGTACCAGTAGTTGTGGCTATCCAGATCACGGTACGGATCTTTGACAATCACTTCGCTAGAGGATTCATTTACGTTGTAATCGTCGATCCAATATTCCTGGAGTTGGATCAGCGGGAAATCGGCCTGAAGATTTTCAATGGTAGATTTTGGGGACTGCTGGGCCTTATGGTACCTCATGGAAGGAGACATGGAATTCCATGAGTATTCGTTTATATTCCAAGGCCTAGTATATTGATTGCTTTGGACCCCTATCAGACCGGCTGGCTCAGCTTCTCTTTCGATCCCATCCGCACGGCCTTTCCACCTTTGTTTAAAGAAGTTCGGCGTCTTAAAGGAGCGGTATAGAATAGCTGTTGAGTCCTGGATGTCCTTGCCCTGCTGGATTGGAATTACGGTATCGATACCGCAGGAGATGATGTTGAATTCTCCAGGGTAGGAGCAGGCTATTTTGCAGTAGCCGGTGCCAAATAAAGCATGGTCGATGACTTCCTCAAGAGTCTGCTCCATCCGTTGGTTCTTCCACTCTAGCTGGATCACCCCCTTAATGACTTCGGCAGCTTTCTGATAATCATCTACATGTGTAGTTACATCGATGGTGGGACGGATATCGGTGAGATAAGCTAGGGTTTCAATACGCGCCGCCGCCATCCGGTTATCGGTAAACCTTCCACGCCAGGAAGGCATAGCGATATCCTTCCACTGGTCACCTTCGATGAAATCAATATATCCCTGGATGCAGTCGTATTCCGGTTGGACCTTTAATTCGGAAAGGCCCTGCTCCAAAGCGGCGTCCCTCCACCTGAGCAGAGATCCGGTATAGTCTTCGGCGTAGTCTACCCTGGAAGACTTTTCGTAGGTCAGCGGGCCTCTCGGAATTTCAACCACAGTCGCCATTTATAATTACCAAGTCCCTGGAAGCCCACGGCTATTAAAGGATTTACCATCGGAACTGATCCCACCTGGGGCACCCATTGCGTCTTCAAGCCCCTCTTGTTTCATCCACTCTCTTCGATCCTGCCAAGTCTCTATATGCCTCTGCCGTTCCTTCCCGTCCGGAGTATTCTTTTCCGTTACCCAGTAGCCTTCCAGGTGAGACCCTTCCAGGTTCTTGTCGTTGTACCTGGAGGTTATAGGGCCGGTGAACACCACATTGAAGGTGGAGATCATCCGGCTCATTTCCTGTCCACAAGTATTGCAGGATGGCGTAGGATCGGAATTTCTAAAATATCCCTCTACCACTACGCCATACTTGTGGCAGGACTCCATATGGCAGACATGTTCGTACGTTGGCATAATTTATCCAGATCTGGATATTTACCTCAAGACCTTGGCGTTAGCTTCTACTTGCTTGGCCTTTGCTGTATTTCTGATCCATTCCGAAATAGAAGTTCCCGTTGGCATGGTCTGATTCAAAATTCCACGGACCATCTCCATGTCTTCCTTGGAGAAGAATACCATGCTGACATCAGGGGCTAAAGCGTATCCCCATCCCTGGCCGGTACCGTAATCCATGATGTCCTGAACAAGTTGTTCCACGGTGGTCGCTTGCATCCTGGCGTTCTCTTCAAGAACTGGAACATAGGTTGGGTCTGGGTACCACGGGTATCCCTTACGGCCAGCGTCCATTCCCTTGCCAGCCTCAACAAACTTGACCAGATCTTGGTTGTCTACGATATCTCCGGTAACGGCAATGATCTGGCGGAAAATATCGCCGCTCAGGCTGACACCACCATCTGCGATATCAAACACCGTGCTCGTAGCCACACCGGCAATTTTCTGAGCGTCCGTTAATTTCGCTGGGATGCGGTCAGAAATTGCTTTGACCTGATTTTCAGTAAGCTCGATCTCTACTACAAAACTCTTAGTCTTGGCCATCTCGTTAACTTCCTTACAATGAATACTATCACTACAGTGGATTTTACGCCAACTCTTCTTGAATCTGTTCTACGGTTTTTCCCAGATCATCCCAGTTCAAACCCTTATCCATCTCTAAAGAATTTCGATGAGACTGGATCATTAGGCATCCGCACTTTATACACTTTCTGGATGGATACTCATCCGTATCCCACATCTTCCCGCAGCGGTCACATTTGTTGGTCCAGTCCATGGTGATGACCCTGGTGTTGTTGACGCTCACCGGGATGAAGTCGGCATCTTCGCTATAGTCCATATCGTGAGCGCAGAACAGGGCGATCATGCCAGACATCACTACGTCATCATGGAAGTTTCTTTCAGCGCTGGCCCGATTGTCGTCGTAGTCATCCTTCTGGAAACGCTTCATTTCATTAGCGAATTCCTGACAACGAACGACCCACATCCTGGCTTTCAGCCAACGTACTGCCGTCTGCCATAGCATCGGCTTAGTTCTAAGGTTGGTGACCCAGCCTAATTTATTAGAGAGAGGGTTTTTGGAATCGTAGTGCTTCCAAATAAAATTGTTTGGGTACAAGTGCTTCATGCGTAGCTGCATTTCGCAGGAGTCGAATTTGTTAACCTCCACCGCTACCAGAGCACCGTTATACAATCTCCCAAGGGCATTGATCACACCGGCAAAAGCAATCGGGTCTACGGAATTTGAGCGCCACATGGCCACCTGTTCATCCGGAGCCCTGCCGTTAGGTGATACCTTATTTACGAAAGCTACGGAAAAATCCGCCTTCCCCTGGAGCCCTTCGGCTACGTCAGCACCGATACAGTATTTGCAATCTGTTATAGGTAGTTCCCAGATCTTCAGTGGATGCTCTAGATCCCAACGATGGTCCTGGACGCATGGTTCCCATCCACATTTCCCATTAGATGGGTCCTTTACCCAATGGAGATTTCCACGGTAATCAATATCCCCCCAGATCATGGGGTTGTTATTGATACAGTAGTCCACGAACGCCTGAGCATCCGGTGGAAATACCTGAATCCCTGACAACTGGAAGGCTTCAGTAGCCGTAGACGCCAACTCTTGGCGCAACTGCTTGATGGAATCTAGGCCTTCCTTCTCAGCATTCACCCGTTCTCTTTGCATGAAGCGAAGCTGATCTTCAGAAAGGGATAGAGATCTCAGGAATCCGGTGGAACACTCCGGACATTTTTCATCTACACGGTTGATCTTACGGAAGTTAGATTCAAAGTACTGGGAGCACTCTAGGTTATCGCAACGTGTCCAATCTCTACCCGCTTTCTCCTGCATGTCTAGCTCAGGCTGCTGCGGTTTCCACCCCTTTTCTGGGGCTAGGATTCTAGTCTTTTCAAAAAACCACGGGATGAAAACTGGGAGCCATTTGCCTTCTTCTCCTAGCTCCACTTGGCCTACCCACATTTCTTCTGCCGGGGAACCAGCACCCTTGCCGGTGCTTTCAAGGAAGGCAAAAGAGTTGCGGTTGTCGGCTAGACCGTGGATCATGTCTCCGGAAACAATCTCTTTGAATTTATCCCAATCCCAGTCAGCGTACTCGGATAGATGAACGCAGTTAAGCTTGTACCCCTGGCCGACACCAGAGGTTTGCATGGCGCTCTGCACCGTCACCATGGATTGGTTTCCAGGATTGAACCGGCGATCTTCGAAGTTTGGGTTGGCAAAATACAGACCGGTATCCTGCTTACGGGAGGAAACCATTGGCTTCATCCACCATGGGAGCATATCAAAGATATGCAACATGATGCTGTACAGGTAGGAGGCGTGAGCATCGTTGTGGCTCACCACCATGGAATTTCGGTTAGAGAAGAATATCGTGGCCCAGGCAATCAGACCTTCGATTACTGTTGAGCATCCAAGCTGGCGGGCCTTAAGAATCATAAGGCGTTGGGCTTTACTTGGATACTTCTCTCTCAGCCAATACCACTTCTCTAGAATAAGCTCTTGAGATTCCCAGAGTCGGAACGGGATGTCCTCTCCATCTTTGGTAGAAATTTGGAAATAGTTTTTGGCGGCGTAGGAGAAGTCATCACGGCATTTGCTGACTTCTTTCTGGATTACCTTCCACTCCTTATCCGTGATAAGGTCCCACCTATCGATCTTATCCGGATTGTCAAAGTGCCGGATGATCTCAACTACCTCTACTTCTCTACGCCAAACGATTCCGTTATTCATCAGTATCCGTATCTGGAATTTTTGAGGCTTCGATCACTTTAGCTTCAGAGGCCACAGTGATAGCGTTCTCGTTTCGTTCACGCTCGTCCAGCATTCTCACCAGGGAATCGAAGCTCCTATCCGTAGCTCCCTGGTTCACTTGAAGATTGTTCTGCAAATTTACTGTGACAGCGCTATCGTTCTTGAGAAGTCCCATGGTCCTGCCGAACATCTCCATCCCCACCTTATCCCCCTTGCGGATCATCCGCTGTAGGGATATAGCAAAGTCTGCTGAAAAATTAGTGAGGATGTAAAGAGAAAGCTGTTCTATATAACGGCTAAATTGTTTACGGGAAATCTTTTGCTTCTGCAAAATTCCAGCAGCATCTTCCGGAAACCGAGAGGGGACTTTCCAGGATGGAACCTCTTCTCCCCCCTCAGCCTTTTTTCTCCGTGGAGCCCGTTTCTTCTTTGCCTTGTCGATGTCTACTACGTCCATATTAAGCTGCCGGTGGTGTCTTGTGTGCGAATATCCCTGATGCGTTTAGTTCGGAAACTATAGCATCGATTAGGGAACTGATCGTCTGCACGTGCGTCTCTGGAACCTGCTCTCCTACTTTCGTAGCGGCGGTTACCGCCGAAAGAACCAGGGTCTTCTTCGTAGCTCCAGATTGTCCAGACAGCGTAGACTCCACAGCCTGTATCCCAGCTAGAACGTATGGGAAATATCCTAGTGCTATTGTTAGGAATTTCATTTATGCCACCTTGAAGAAGGCCTTCAGCGCTCTGAGATCAGCCTGAATGCCCAGCAATATCTGCGTATGCGCCGCCAGCACAGCGTTCGGATCAGCGGTCACCGGCCTACCGGGAGAGTCCGATCCAAGGCCAGTTCCTATATTGGAGGATGGCTGAGCCACTGGATCAGGTAGCGGCGGAACGAATGGCACTTCCGTAGAATTGCCTAGATCATCCACCACCGTCATTAACGGCTTCGTCGGTGGGATCATCCCCTGGCCACGACCAGCATTTACGGAACCCTGATACGATGACAACTGGTTAATATAGCTGTCATGCTTCTGCTGGTTAGGAGTGACCGCAGCCTGCTGAGCAATCATCACCTGATAGAGTGAGTACCACCTTGGGTCGTTGGTGCTCAGAGTCACCAGCGAATGACTCGGATCAGATGGATCTGGTCCAGTTAAAGAAAATGTTCTTGGATCTTGGATAACCATTATTTGTTCTCTCTCGTCGGTTCCCCGCCGAACGCGCGGTGTGATTTATCTAATCCTACCCGTCACCAGCCAGGGAGAGTATCAATACACCCCTAGCGACTGAAGCGCCGCGATACAGTACTGCGCTACCACGGCCTGCCCCAGATCACTAAGGTGGATACCGTCTCCTGCAAAATATGCGTTTGCCGAGTTCCCTGCGAATGCGCCAATATTGGGATCGTTCCCAACATCGGCTAAAGCGTCCCAGAATGGAGTAGCTCCACGGACTGCTGCATTCACAGCTTGCATTTGACCGGTCAGGCTATTCCGATCAATAGCCGTAAGCACAACCACCTTGACGTTGGGATTCGCTGCCCGCCTGTTAGCCACATACGTCTGTATGTGCGTGAGAACCTGGGCTGGCGTTTGACCGGTCGCATCGTTGGTTAACTCCCATATCAGTAGAATTTGGTTGGCCTTCCCTGCCGCCACCCCGATGAACGGATCTATTTGTGAAGTCGCATTTGTATCACATTGCGGAGTTGTAAGCCCCGGCTGCGACGTGTTGACCCACGTATGCCGGAATTGGAAATACTGCTGCATCAACCGAAATGCAGAGTTGAAAGCGAATTGACCGGCCACCAGAGAGTTGCCGTCGAACGTGACCCGCGTATCACCGGATACTGGTTGCGCCGCTCCATAGCGCTGGCCGAAGTAGGTCATCACCGTATCTACTTCGGCAGAAGACAGCCCACGGTTATATACCAGGATCTCGAAAATATCACAAAAACATTGAGCCATCCCGGTCATTATCTCTGTCTCGGTGCCTTGCACGAAGTTGGTTATGAGACGGTTTGCGTCACTCACCCAAATACTCGAAGAGGCCCATCCTACGACGGCTACCTGACCGGGAAGCGGCTTCGTTAACTGATCGCCAAAGTTAGCTTGCGCGACGTGGTTGTGGAAGTAGATATACGGCTTGATATACCCCAAGCCGTCACCCTGCATCATAACCTCGGTCCCATTAGCACCCCCTCTATGCCGGATAGCATAAAAGGCAGACCAAGATGCAGTCGATAAAGTTAGGGCTGGCGGTGCGAATGCTGTCCCGTTCTGATTATCGGTACTTCGCACCGACGAATATCCGTAATACGCATTACCTACTACTACTGGAGATCCAGTGGTAACTGTCAGGGTATTCCCTGATCCACTACTATCCGTCCATATTGTGACAGCACTACCAGCCGCACCAAGAGTCTCAGGCTTGGTCCATATAACCAACCCACTAGACGGAGGAACTGTAGCAACCGCATTTCCCATCCCCGCACCGCTGCCGGAGTTGCGTATGACCGCACTCACCCGCGACTGGAGAACGCTGTTCATGGGTGTCTGCGCCGAAGCACAGATAGTTAGAAGCCAGATTAAGTTTCTCATTGCAGCGTTACCGTAAGGTGGATACCATCTCCTGCGAAGTACGCATTTGCCGAACTACTCGTGAACGCTCCAATATTAGGGTCGGTTCCAACATCAGCAAAGGCGTCACCCGGTTGCGACGTGTTGACCCACGTCTGCACCGCAGCACAGAGGATTATGAGGCAGATAAGATTTCTCATTGTAGGGTTACCGTATAGATCCAAACATCAACGGAGCCTGTACTCAACACTGTGGTTGACCCATTCCCCATTGCGATGTTAGTCGTGAGCCTAACCGTAGGTTGGTGGGATGCCATCGAAAAAGATCCCCAGCCGCCATTATCCAGATACTTGCCGCCAGCGGTACCCGTTGATTGAAACACATCAAGTGCAAGACCTGAATAGGCTAGAGGCGCACCACTAACACCTAAACCGATAGTAGCTGTTGTAATTCCAGTCCCAGAGAAAGCAATAGAGTGCTTGATTGTGATCCCGACCACCTTTGTATTTGCCGGAATCACTGACCCACAATTCACATCCGCAGTGGTCGAATTTGCTATAAATGCCGCATTCGAGAAGGTGATAGTACATGCCTTCCCAACCGTAGCGCCACCACTACCACCCATTGAAGTCCAATGGTTTGTAGAATCACAGAAGTACGGAGAAGGCGTAGGGGTAGTAATAAAGAATACATCCCCAGTGCTCGGAGAACATTTAGTCGGTAGCGCAGCCCCATAGAAAATATGGTGAGCGGTTGAACTGAACTGCCCCCATACGGGGATAGCTAGAGACAGCAATAGCAGTAGGCGTATCAACATGATTTAAGTCTCCGCGTAGATATACTGGACACCATCTCCACTGGTATCACAATCTACGTATATAGACCGTAGATCGTAGCCGCGCAGAGGCCAAGCCACACCGGCATCTCCAGGAGATAAGCGCATCCCGGTTCCGGATGGGATAGCGTTGCCGGATGGGGGTTTCCCACCTATACGGATTTCGCCTGTATTTTGGGTTCCGCTTACGACTCGGGGGAAGAAAACGAGGTAGTCAGCAAATACCGGGGTAGTGCCGGTGGCTAATGGCTCGGCAGTACCGGCAGAAGCGACTGTATGGAATCCTGCAAAGATGCCTGCCATTAGGGCAACCTCAGTAGGATGGAGGGCAGATTAATTGATATGGCCACGCGGTACACCTCGGGCCAATTATAGATCGATATCCCGTTTCAGGTCAACAAAAACAGGAAGGTATTTAAACGTTTACTTTAATCACCACCTCTTGCCGTCGTACGGATTGACGGTTTCCCCTACGGTGTCATGCGGATCTTCCTCTCTGAACCCAAGAGATCCAGAGCGACGGGGAGTAGAGGAACTGATTTCCTTGG